ATGTTTACCATAAGACTCTTTGCTGCGATTAGTAGCAAATACATCTGGTTTGATTCTTAGGATAGGTTCTCTTTGTATAACATGATCAATGCCATGTTCTTCACAGTAAGTAGCGACAGACTTTGTACAGTGGTCGTATAATCTTTTACGAGGTCCTGTGTATACCTGATAAATTAGTCTCTTCATAGTAACTCACGATTTTATTTGCGATAACTAATGCATTCTCAAAGTTTTTTCGAAAACGATTCTTCTTAGCTCCGGTTTCAATGAATGCATATAGATTATCTATAGTACCATTATAATGGCTCAGCTCATAAGACTTACGATACCTTACGATTTCTTCCCATTGACTACGAAGTGTAAGTACTTCACCTAGCGACATATTCATAGATATCCTTCCATGTTGCAAATGTTGGAAACTCGTCATTATTCATATTATGAGCATGTTCTACCATAATACTTTCGAGTCCTAGTCGATCACCTGTTTGTGCATTTAATAATTTATCTTCAATCCAAAGAAGACCAGAGTCACGATAAGGTTCTAGTACTTCATCTTTATCTTCACCAGTGTCACAAAAGATAAATTTAGTAAAAGCAGTTTCACCAAATAATTTTTTACAATTTTGAATACGAAGCATCTGAGCATGTTCGTTATTTGAAAGAGCGGTTATCATATGAAACGTATAACCATGTTTGCGGTGAAGAAGATCTACATAATACATAGCATCACGAAGAGGAGGTAAGAATCCCATAGCAGCAGATTCATTGAACTGTCTAACTAATCTTCTACCTATAGATGATGGAAGATTGTATCGATCTTTCATATCATAGTATTGTTGACCATCTTCAACTATTTTATAACCTTGTGTTTGCATCCAGACATTCATGGCGTATTCCCAATTCATGAGAACACCATCGCAGTCAGTAAGTATCACCCGGTTTAAATTGTCTATCATTATATTCTCCTTCATTATAGTAGTATTCTACCATATTTTCAGAAGAATGTAAATAGTTTTTTTCGTTTTTAATATAATTTTTTATTCTAAAATCTTTATGAATAGATTGTTGCTTATGTTTTCCACGTTTCTTATTACGAGAGTCAAAGCGACTGAACTTTGCCATTAGATTTTTTCCTGTCCGAAGTTGCGAGTGTTTTCAATTTCAGCTGCGAATTCGTTGTATCCGCCTATATGTTTATCATTCCAAAATATTTGAGGAACCGTTCGAGCTCCAGGCAATATTTCTGTTAATTCCTGAAGTTTGTTTGGTCCATCAACTAAAATGTATTCATATTCAAGTGCATGTTGTTCTGCGAGTGCTTTTGCTCTATCGCACCATATGCACCTTGGTCCACCCCAAATAGTTATCATTAATCGTATCCTAACATTTCTTTTGTCATAATATAATCTCTCACCATTCCTGATCTTACAATGTCATCCCAACCAAACTGTATGATTGAGAAGTTTTTCATTTGTTCTAGTATTGCCATGAACTTAAATAAACCATCCTTTTCATCTTGAAACTTAAAGTCAGATTGTTTATAATCACCGCAAAATATAATCTTACTGTTACGTCCTACTCGTGTAATAACTGTATCAAGTTCATGGAACGTAAGGTTCTGCATCTCATCAACAATAATAATAGAATCATCAAACGTGGATCCACGAATAAATGATGTAGATTCAAATTCAATTTGTCGAGCTGTTGTGAGTTTGTTATATGCTCCTACATCACCAAAGAGTTCAGCACAAATATTCTTATATGGAATATTGTACATGTCCTTTTTTTCTTCTGCGGTACCTGGAAGAAATCCAATGTCTCTTGTTGGTACAACAGATCTAATTATTACAATACGACGGAAAAAAGAATCTGAATCAAGAAGTTCTTCTAACGCCATATAAAGAGCTATAAAAGTTTTACCTGTGCCTGCAGTTCCAGCTAATACCAGATTATCGTCATCTTCCCACGATTCAAAAGCGATCTTTTGATTTTCAGTAATAGGTTCATACTCTAACAAATCATCAATGCGAACTGTAAGAGAGTTGTTCTTACTTAAACGTTTACTCATACTATGTTTTTATTGTGTTGCTACGGCCTGATCCGGATTTCACTTTATTCAAAACTTCTTTCCATCCATCATCTGTTTTGCTCAAAGTACTTCCAACACCTGATACAATCTTTGGTGTACTTGGTACTTGAATTACGTCTGGCATAGCGTCCAATATATTTTGTAATTCATCCCAGGTACATATAGTGTCCCAGGTTTCTTGAGTCTTAGTATCTTTCAATGTATATGAGGGCATAATATTCTTTCTGTAAATCGGCCGACTAGTCGTGCTAGCCGACCGTCTACCTCCTATTGCAATGCTTGTTGTTTCTCAGTGATGAAGTCTTCGAGATATTCTCTCTTTCGACTTATTTTAGTAGCTAAATCAATTTTGCCTTTCTGTTTGAGCTTGGTGATATAGTTTTCTAATTCAATAACATCTTGTTTAAGTCTATCAAACTGAGCAGTCAATGCAATCTCCTATTGTTATTTTTTTACATGATTATTTTACGATAAGTTTTGGAAAAGCCTCCTCTACAAGTTTCTTGGTAATTCCTTTTGCTAATGCTTTCTTATCTTTCATAAGAATAAGAAGCTCAGCGTCTTTTGGGTGAATACCTTCAAGGATATCAATGAACATACGTTCACGTTTAAATCCCATCATCTGATCACCCACAAGTCCTTTAACGAAGTATTTAAACTTCTTGTGTTGATTGTGTAATGTGGAAGGTACAGTTTCTTCTTTGGCTGGTTCATACGGAGGATCACCAGGTGGTAATGACCACTGGACCAAATCATCGTATGCGCCGCGGAGTAAGTCTTTTAAAGCCCAAGACTCGTTTTCACGAAGGACGTTTATTCTATCCTGTTTCGTTTTTGCTTTTGAAGCAAGTTCAATTACTTCATAAACGTTTATAGTTCTAGTTTTAGTAACCATCTAAATAAAGTCCTCAATATCTTCAATCAATCTCTTACATCGTTTAGCCACTAGGTAAGGAAAGACCTTGCCTTTATTATCATGTGTATCTTGGCTTTCAAATGTATTTATAATTTCGTTTTTTAGAACATCAGGTGTTTCATTTAGATCAATCAATTTTTTGTTACGTAAAAAATTACGATATATTTCTTGTCCTTGTGATTCAGGATTTTCTATTAATTGATCTAATAACTTTTGTCGAAGAGGTGTTTGACGTGTACCTTCTACAAATACATTATCGCCAGACAAAACATTAGGTACACCGTCAGATGTATCACCTCTTAGAATAAGTTCCATTAACTGTTTCCTAGGATGTTCTATTTTTATATATTTCTTTGTCATAGGAGAATACTGTGACACATTGTCAAATTTTTGCAATTGTGCAAAATCTTTATCAGCAGATATAATCATAACTTTTTCGTATTGACCAAACTCCTGTGTATTGTAACAAAGCTGACCAATAATATCATCAGCCTCGCATCCTTCGATCTTTAGTGTTTTATAGGGGAAGTGATCGCCAAGTTCTTCAAACACTAGATTAGTGATACGAAATACTTCGTCCCAATCCATACTTGATTTCTTACGTCCAATTTTACGAGCTGCTTTGTAATTAGGAAAAGCTTTGTATCGCCAGTTGTTACCTGCGTCAGAAGCAATAACAACTTCGCCAAAGTCTTTATGAAAACGTTTACGGTACATACGAATGCTATTCAGAATCATATGCCTAATAAGGTTTTCATCTATGTCAAGCTTTTGAGTAACAATGTTTCCAATAGCTATTCCATTATAATCAATAATAATCATTACAAACTCCATTCATATTAAGTTTATTCTACCACAGTTTCATCCGATTGTAAACCTAAAATATGCTTTCGATGTATTTTTCCTCCAACAAATGCGTTATAGTATTCTTCTGGTTTAAGTAATACATCGAGTTCAAGTTGATATTTCATTTCATAGTAAGAACATTGTCCTTTGGTCTTACATAACATAAGTATTTCACGATGAAATGCATCAGCACCATTCTCTTCTACGAGTAATTGTACTTCTTTGCTAGATCCAAAATACTTACGCCAGTCAGATTCAGTTCTTGTCCTGACTCTACGTTTTCTTTTTTTAGTTTTTGGTAGAACTTTTGGTTTCCAGAAAAACTTCTTACCGATATATTTCATACCAGTTGCTTTTTCTGTTATTTGATACACGAATCCTTGATACTCATCTGGAGTCTCGTCAAATTCTTTTCCATTATAATGCCACATAAGGCTATTTATTAATCGTCTTCAGTTTCTTCAAATTCTGATTCTTCACCACACATAGGGCAGAATATTGGAACTTCGTCTCCTTCTTCTAATAAGACGTAAGTTACCATATCACAAACGTCGCATTCGGTCCAATACTCTTTATCCATA